CTAGACATTATATCTATCCATTCTTTAGCAGTAGGTATGTAATTATTACAGTCCTCCTTTACATGTTGTTCACCAACATATCTTGTATAGACGGTTTTACCATCTGAGTTAGTAAAGCTTTTACCAAATCTTTTTTCACATTCAAAAATACCTTCAGAGTGATGCCTAAACATTCTATGCATCATAGTTGCTAACCAACCTTTACTCTCATCAAACCATTCATGTATGTGATTATAATCTTCAACTTTACCTCCCCATTTTCTAACTGATGATTTACTATGCACTAACGGGTGAGCCATCTTTAATTTGTTTTGAAAATATTTCTAATGATTTTCTGCTATCATCATAATGATATTCCTCTATATGTCTTTGATTATGATAAATATCTACATCTTGTTTTTCTATATCTATAACCAACTCACCGTATCCACCTTCATTATTTACCCAATCCCATTCAATAACATTAGAAAGTAATTCATATATATAATCTTCAAATGCATTAGCAAAAGATGAAATTTCTATGTCTCTATTATATTTTTCTTCTCCTTTAGAATCTATTGTATAAATTGCATAATTATCTATACAACCATCATCTCCACCACCACTATAAGATATTTCAATTTTACTTACGTTTAGGTCTTTTAGCTTCCTTAGCTCTAGTTTTTGTTTTATTGTTAAGTTGTCCATTTTTTAAAATTTTAATTTCCACACCTGGTTTCTCCTTATTATATTCATAAGGTTCAAAATGTGGTATTATAAATGTCATATTATCATCCTCAATCCATCCGTGTTTTACCATATCATCCTGCACTGTTTGTGCAGGGTTTATATAGTCAAATTTATGTCTACTTCCTCTGAAAAATTTAAAAGATACTATAACAGGTAGGTCATATTTGACCAATTCTTTCTTAAAAGAAGCAGCCAGCTTCTTATAGACTTTAGCAGTATCCTTACGATACTTCATTACAGTCTTGCTTGAAATCAAATATTTACCTGTCCATCTTTTTCCATTTTTACTACTTGGTACATTACCCGGTATAAACCATTTCATGATCTTAAAGTTTTAATTAATAACTGTTTTAACTCATGATGCACTTTATCAAATCCATAATCACTCACAGCATCTGATATATCTTTACTTAAAGTTAGGTGACAACCATTAATATTAAACATTTGTTTATATTTAGCTATTGCGTTGACCCCTGCTGCATCATTATCAAACAAAGTTATAACTTTTTTGTATTTAGACTTAAGATTTTCAATTATATATGGTTTAATTACAGTATTTTCTGAGTCAGGTGCAATAACTTCTACATTGTATCCAAATTGCTTTAAACACATTGCATCTTTCAATGATGAACATATTACTAAATATGGTTCATTGTATTGTAACTGATCAAATCCCTGTAAATGAGCCTTTACCTTGATGAATTTATATTTCTTTTGACTTGGTTGATATATTTTATATACATTATCATCTTTATCAAAGTATCCATATAATTTGGGCTGTTCAATCTTAATAGATTTAAGGCCTTCATCATCTTCTTTAGACATTTTATAGTATTCTAGAGGTTTTACATTATACTTAGTGAGCATCTTCCTGCCAATATTAAACTTTAACCAAAATACTTGGTCAAGTCTATTCCACTCCCGCGGATGACAATAATCTACTTTATACTTAGCATGATTTTTAACCTCTATTGAATACTTACCCTCTTCTAGAGTAAACTTATTGTAATCATTTATTATTTTAAATATTGCTTTTGAGAAGTCTATATTAAACAACTCCTTCACAAGATCTATTTTATTACCATAGTTTCCAGTAGAAAAATCTTTATACTTATATTCTCTTGTTCCATTGTCCACGAATACCCACATACTAGGTGTTCTCTCACCCGGATTAAAGATAGAATGTATTCTAACATTCTGTCCTGTTAACCTTTCTGGTAGATCTAAATAGTATTGGAATACCCAAGCACTAGGAACATTATTTTCATCAAGTTCTAAGTTCTTTGTACTTATCATAATAAATGAGGGGGCATTACACCCCCTCTCTTATTTACAGATCAAAGTCAGAACCACTTCCTGTTGTTCCTTCAAATGAAGAATCAGCCTTTGGCTCCTCTTTTTTCACTAAAGCTTTAACATGAGCATCTTTATCAAATGTCATTAATCTAGATTTTGTAGCATCTACATTAATTCCTTCAACAGGGACACCATCTTTAGATACTCTTGGTAAGTAAAGGTCATTATTAATATAACCTTGGTTACTTTCCCATTCTCTTGATCCTACACAAGCATTAAAGAATTCAGTATTACTAAATACTTTAGTAACTTGATTCATAAACTCTTCAATTGTGTCAGCTTCAATAGCATCTAACTGATCTCTTTTACCTAATTGCTCAGATAAGAAAATCATAGATTTTAAAACTTCTTGATCTCTATTTACTTCTCTTCCACTTGGAAGTGTAGCATCTTTATAAGGATAAGGAGTCATTCTAACTCTACCCACTTGACCTTCATATCTACCTTTAGATTGATCATTCATGTCTTTATAAAAACCTTCAAATTCACCTTCTACAGGCTCAGTTTCTACATGTAACATAATATTATACGCTTCAGAATCATAAGGAGTTTTGTCAAATGTTACAGAGTTAATTCTAATTACATTGTTCCCTGGTCCCATAACTGGTTTCGGTCTACCACTTCCTGCAGACATGTCTTTTGTGTTAAACATAGCTTTTGTTTTTAAATTTAATTCACTCATTTCTAATAATTTTTAATTTTCATATTTGATTATACAGTCCTTTACAAACTGTAGATCATTTTGTATAAAGGATTCTTCAAACATTCCCATTGGTGACTTACAAGTATTTTCACCATTGTTCTGAGTGTCAAACCCATACTCTAGACTATCTTCCATTTTTTTAACTTTGCCAAATAGAACTATAGAGAATAGTCCCTCTAATGTTAAAGTATTATCTATCATTTTACCAATAGTTTTAGCTTTAACCTTTCTATGGCCATTTACATCTGTTGATTCTTCAGAGTGAGTTAAAAAGAATATAGTTAAATCTTCTCTCATGTCTTTAGGCATCTTAGCAACTTGTGCTAGGTTGGCCGCAATTTGAGTAAACTTATCATAACCCTTTTCACTTGCTCTATCAAAATATTCAAATGAACTCATATATTGCCAGTCATCAATAACTAATGTCTTGATTTGTGGCATTTTTTCATTAACATGGTTCATTGCTTTAATAATTCCAGCCGCTGAAGAAGTTGAAGTCATGTTACCTTTTGGATTTTCTTTTGAAATGTTTTTGTAATTTCCTTTCCATCCTTTAAACGGTAGTGGTTTATTAGCAATGTTAATAATGAAAGTCTCTTTTGGATCTAGATTTCTGATTGAGGTAGACTTTCCTGTACCTGAATCTGCAATAATCAATACGCTTTGTGCCATTTTTATTTATTTAATTTATTACTTATACTTAATAGTGCTCTCTCAATTCCTTTTAACACATCTAACATATCTCTTTCTGTTTCTGGATTAGGTAATGTAAAATCATCTATTGTTAATTGTTTGCTACCTGATGCTACATTTACATCTTCATTATCAAGTTTATCTTGACCTCTATCAGTAACATCATTCATTACTTTTAATTCAGATACAGGAATTATATGTCTCTCAAATCCTGAGCTACTTGTAATTAATTCATACTCTTCCTTCCAATGCGGATTTGTTTTAATTAAATACAAAGTTCTTTTAGGATCTTCTGATTCATAGCTTATACTTACAAACTCAGTATAGATGTCTTTTCCTTTCTCTAGTTCACTAGGAAAGAATGAAACATGTAAATCATCTTTACCGGTTGGTCTGTATGCCATCTTTGGTATATACAGAGCATTAATCATTCCCTCTTTTTGGAAATAATCTTCATGCTCTTCTCTAAGTTCTGCAACTTTTGCTTTACGTTCTGCTGGAGTCATAACATTACATTTTATTTTAGTGCTTATCATAATTATCTTCTTTCTTGTTGAGGAGGAGTGTCCATCTCAACTATTTTCATTTG